GATTCTTTTCCGGTCAGAATGTAGTCGGTATAGACGTGCAGAAACCGGGCGATGTCTGCGATGTATTTGGCTGGCGGCAGAGTGTTTCGAGCCTTCCAGGTAGAGTAGGAAGACTGGTTAATGCCAAGAAATTTGCACAGTGCATAAGGCGTTTGTTCCCTCTGTTCGAGAACTGTTTCGATTCTGTCGATTGCTTCCATGTAGCACCTCCGTAAAATAATTCGAGAAATCGAAGAAAAACTCTTTACAAATTCGAGTTTTCGAGCTACAATACAATCACAAGCTACAAATGATTCACAAATGGGAAGTGCTAAATCGCATAAGTAGTTTGTGATTGCGTATGTAGTGTACGCTTGTACCGTTAAATTGTATCATTTTACTTCGAGAAAGTAAACTACATATGCAAAAATCCATCAGAAAGGAGGAAAAGCATAATGCAGGGCAATATCACTGACTGGGGCAAGGAAGTTAAGAAGGGTCTGATTGAACGTGGCTGGTCTATCAACGATTTGGCTGAGAGAATCGGCAAGTCAAGAACCAGGGTATCCGGAGTTGTGAATGGCCGGATTTACTCGGATTCGATTGCAAGTGCAATCAGTGACCTTCTCAACATCGAAAAGGCATCAGCGTCCATGAAAGAAGCAACCAGAGATTGGTGTATGGATGCAAGAAAAGCCATGATTGACCTGGATATGAACACAGGGGAGCTGGCTGATAAGACTGGTTACTCTACACAATATCTGAATGCAATTATCTGTGGCAGATGCTATTCGCCACCGGTTATGAAAGTGATAAGCGGTGCGCTCGGAATCCAGGAATATCAAGGGAAACAGGATTCCTCTAAAGACAGTTAAATTGTAACAGGAAAGATGGTGTGAAGAAATGGGAAGAGGCTCTACGAAAGGTAATGAAAATGTGTATTTTGTTGCCAGAAAAAGGGCAGCAATGTACAACGAGAGGCTATACTCCAGAGAAGGTGCGGCGGAGTTGCTTGGCATATCTGTTTCAACACTCGCAGATTATGAGTTGGGAAATACGAAGGTAGTTCCGGTAGACAAGGTGGTTCTCATGGCAGACCTCTATAATGCACCGGAGCTGAAAACTGGGTATTGCAAGCATGAATGCCCGATATGCAGTTATCTTCCGGTTGCAACAGAGGTGAAAGGCCTGGAAGGGATAACCCTTCGGCTGATGAAGAGACTGGATTGCGATGAGCTGAACCGCATCAAAAAAGAACTCGTAGACATTACAGAAGATGGAATCATCGACGAAACGGAGAAGCCGGAGCTGAAAAAGATCCTGGCTTTTTTAGATGAAGTTGCGGAGTCCATCAGTGAGCTGAAAATCGTAGGCGAGAAGTATTTGAAGAAGGTGTGAGTATGGACGTACAGAAAATGCTTGAAATTCTGAAAAGAGATTACGGAATTGAGAGCAAAGAGGAACTGATAGAAAGATTTGAGTCCAGCAAGGGAATCAACATCGGAATTTTCACTGAACGGAGGCAGACAGCATGAGAAGCAGGGTTATGAGACGTAGGATGCACAGGGTTCTGTGGAAGAAACTGAGCAGAATCTACACAGTGGATATGGCAGAGGTCCTGGGCTGGATAGCATACATAAGCATCATGGGAATTTTCCAGTGCTTCTGTATCGTGATGGCTTGTGAGCAGAGAGGCAGGGTAGCTTTTGGAGGAGAGTATTTGATTCTTCCGGCGGCGATACTTGCAAGACTGTGGATTCCGGAAATGATACAGAGCGTGACTGGTGTTCTGGAGATGCCGGATGAGGAAGAGGAAGATGTGTGAGATATGTGGACAGAATCCTTGCCATCCGAGATGCCCGAATGCTCCGGAACCGAAAGAGGTTCATATCTGTTCGGAATGTCTGGAAGGAATTTATCCGGGCGACAGATTCTATGAGAGTTGCGGAAGTTATGTGTGCGAGGAGTGCTTAAAAGGCATGACGATTGATGAAATATTTGAATTACTGGGCGAGAGCCTAGAAAAAGCATAGGAGGTAGGATATGGGACAGATGACCGTAGAACAGTGGTACGGCACGATAAAAACCGGACTGACGAAGAAACTGACCGAGAACAAAGAAGCGTTACCGGCCGGGTTTAATCAGCAGAGATTTATTCTGAATTGCATTACAGTGATCCAGGATATGATGAAGGACGATAAGAAGAAAGCACAGTTAGAGAAAATCAACCCGGAGACCATCCCGGTTTGCTTAGCGAAAGCAGCGTACTTGGGACTGGACTTCTTCAACGGCGAGTGTTACGCCATCCCGTATGGCGGAAACCTCAGCTTTCAGACCGATTATAAGGGCGAAATCAAGCTCTGCAAGCGGTACAGCAAAAATAAGATTAAGGACATTTTTGCCAAAGTAGTAAGAGAAGGGGATGAGTTTTCGGAAACTATTGACAGCGGACGGCAGAACGTGTATTTTAAACCGATTCCGTTCTCTGACAAGGAGATGGTCGGTGCATTTGCGGTGGTACTTTTTGAAGATGGCTCGATGATGTATGACACCATGAGCAAGAACGACATCGAAAATGTAAGGAACACCTACTCCAAGGCGAAAGACAGCCAGGCGTGGAGAAGCAGTACCGGCGAGATGTACAAGAAAACGGTGCTGAGAAGACTGTGCAAGCTGATTGATTTGGACTTTGACAATATAGAGCAGGCAAAAGCCTACGAAGATGGTGGAGATGCGGTATTCAATCAGCAGTCCCTTCCGGGAACGACAACAGGACAGGCACTGTTGCCGGAAAATGATAAGCCGGTAGACGCTTTTGCAGCGATGAAAGCCCAGAAGCAGGCAGAGCCGGTTATTGACGGAATGGTTTTGGAAGAGGCGTAGGAGGCAGTGACATATGGTTTTGACGGCAGAGAATTATTATAGCAAAGAAGCGAACAAGGAGTACATGAGCGTGTCCCAGTATAAGGATTTCGCCGGAACATACGGAAAGATGGCGTGTGAATTTTCGGCCATTGAGAAGCTGGAAGAACGGTGGGCGCAGAAAAAGACCACGCCGCTTCTGGTAGGTTCATACGTGGACTCCTACTTTGAAGGAACAGTAGGGGAGTTCAAGAAAGAAACGCCGGAGATTTTTACACAAGATGGAGGATTGAAAGCACCATACATACAGGCAGACAAAATCATTGAGAGAATGGAGCGAGATCCATTATTCATGATGTATATGAGCGGAAAAAAGCAGGTTATTATGACTGCTGAATTGTTTGGAACAAAGTGGAAAATCAAAATTGACAGTTACGCAGAGGGAATTGCTATCACTGATCTTAAAGTAGTTGAATCGATTACGAAACCAAAATGGGTGCGAGATATAGGATATCTCGATTTTATAAGATATTGGGGGTACGACATTCAAGGAGCAATCTATCAAGAAGTTGTGTATCGTAATACAGGACTAAGATTGCCATTCTATATTGCAGCAGGGACAAAGGAAGAGGAGCCGAACATCGAAGTGATTCAAGTGACGCAGAACTATCTCGATGAAGCAAAAAACATGGTAGAAATGAATATGCCGAGAATCCTCAGAGTGAAGAATGGGGAGGCTGAACCGGACAGATGCGAGATGTGCGATTGTTGTAGGCATACAAAGGTTTTGAAGAGACCGATTTCAATTACGAACCTGGTAGCCGGAATTTAGGCGGTGAGTAGATGGCAGACAATAAGAAATATTACTATTTGAAACTGAAAGAGGATTTCTTTGATTCTGATGAAATGCTGCTTCTCCAGGGAATGAAGGACGGGTACTTGTACAGCGACATACTCATGAAGATGTACCTGCGGAGCCTGAAAAATGAAGGACGGTTGATGTACAAGGACTACATCCCGTACAGTCTGGAGATGATCTCAACGATTACGAGGCACCAGGTAGGGACGGTAGAACGTGCGATGAAAATTTTTGAACAGTTGAAGCTGGTAGAGGTACTGGATAACGGTGCAATCTACATGATGGATATTCAGAATTTCATCGGGCAGAGTTCTACAGAGGCGGACCGGCAGAGGAAGTATTATCGCCGCGTCCAGGACGAGAAGAAACTGAGCGGTTCCCAGGCACCGGAGGCATTGATTCCGGAGATGCAGGAACCGGAGCAGGAGAAGCCACCAGTAGAAAAGCCGCCGAAGCCGAAAAAGGCAACGGTAAAGAAGGAAGACACGATGCAGCTCTATGAGCGTCTGGTTCCGGATTACGCACTCGGCGGAGAAATCAGAGAAAAGATGCGTGAATGGTGTACATACAAGATTGAACGCAAGGAAGGTTACAAAGAGCAGGGCATGAAATCTCTTCTCCGGCAGGTAGAGAAGAAAGTAGCAGAATTTGGAGAAGGCCGGGTGTGCGATTTGATTGAGGAGTGTATGTCAAATAACTGGAAAGGCATTATCTGGGATAAAATGACGCAGATTCCGCAGAGGTCGGCCGGGGACCGGATTCAGAATAGAGTGAGTGAGGTAGACAACTGGTAATGACAAGAGAGGAGTTCAAAACGCTTGTTAAGGGAATGAAAGCTGTATACGCACAGCCGACATTCATTCCAGACCAGGATGCTTTCAATGTATGGTTTGAGTTGCTGAAAGATATTCCGTATCAGCAGGCCAACGTAGCAATCCAGAAGTATATGCTGACAGAGAAGTTTCCGCCAACGATAGCAGACATCAGAGAAAAGGCAACGCAGATTGTTGAGAGCGTGGATAGCAGCATGAGTGAGTTGGAGGCATGGTCTTTGGTAAGAAAGGCGGTCAGAAATTCCGGGTATCATTCGGTGGAAGAATTTGAGAAACTGCCGGAGGCTTGCCAGAGAGCCGTAGGAAGTGCGGCAAATCTGAAAGAGTGGGCGTTGATGGATTCTGAACGGGTTGAGACGGTAGAGCAGTCTCATTTTATCCGGAATTACAGGACAACAGTGCAGAGAATCAGCGAGGAGAAAAAGCTGCCGGAATCAATCCGGTTGCTGATTGCCAGCATGAGAGACAATGCGTTGGAGTTGGAAAAGAAAGAGCAGCCTGCGCTCGAAGCTAAGAAACAGGCAGAAGAAAAAACAGAACCGGAACCTGGAATGTCTGAGGAAACGAGGGCGAAGTTCCAACAGGTCATGCGGAACTTGCAGGGGAAGGTGTGATATGGAGGTGAAGTGAGATATGGATATGGCAGAGATTGGAGCGAATATCCGGAGTTGCAGGACAGAAAAGAATATGACGATGGAGGACCTGGGAAAAGCAATCGGCAAAAGCCAGTCAGCGGTAGCGGATTACGAAAAAGGCAGAGTAGACATCCCGGCATCCTCCCTCATCAAAATTGCGGAAACCCTGGAAATCCACCCGGCGAAGCTATTCGGTATGCAAACAGCGGATGAACAGTTTGAGCCGGACGCCACGCTGAGAATTTTCAATGCGGAGGACAGACGGACTATTGCAGGAATCCTGGTAATGAACGGTTATACAACCCGGCATATCAAGGTTGCGAGAGAAGGAAAGAAGAGTAGCTGGTACTGCATCCAGGCCATGCTTGAGGAAAGCAACCTGGGAAGTCAGTAGGAGGCGGACATGAAAAAAGCGAAGTTTACGGTGTACGGGGAGCCGAAAGGAAAAGGCAGACCGAGATTCAATACGAAGACCGGCCATGCCATAACCCCGAAAGATACGGTGTCCTATGAAAATCTGGTAAAGCTGGAATGGCAGACGGCCTACGGGACAGAGAACTTTCCGAAAGAGGCGATGCTGGATATGCGGATTAAGGCGTACTACCGGATTCCTAAGTCGGCATCGAAGAAAAAAAGAGCTGCGATGCTGGCCGGAGAGATACGCCCGACTAAGAAACCGGATATGGATAACGTGGTAAAGATTATCGCTGACAGCCTCAACAACCTGGCATATTACGATGATACGCAGATTGTTGACTGTCAGTGCCGGAAGTTCTACTCAGAGAATCCGAGAGTAGAAGTGACGATTATAAATTTGTCAGAGGAAGAATAGGAGGAAATTCACAGTGGATGAAAAAATGGAGATAAGACTGGTAAATCCAACGGAAGACGGGTTCTTGCAGAAGATTGACTGGAACAAAGCAGAGCTGGAGGAGAATGTCAGAAGCATTGTGGCAGCATACCAGGGCTTGGTGTATACGGAAGATACGGTATCGGATGCGAAGAATGACAGAGCCGCCCTTAGAAAACTGCTCAATGAGATTGAGGACAGAAGAAAGCTCGTCAAGAAAAAGTGCATGGAGCCGTATGAAGTGTTCGAGAGTGACTTGAAGGATGTAACGGCACTCATCAAGGAGCAGATCAGCATCATTGACGGGCAAGTAAAGGAATATGAGAACAGCGTAAAAGAGGAGAAGAAAGCCAGACTACAGGATGTATATACTGAGGCAATCGGAGAGCTGGCAGAGGTTCTTCCTTTTGAGCGAGTGTTCGAGGCACAGTATCTGAACGTGAGCTTCAAGGAAAGCAAGGCGGCAACCGAAATCCAGGAAAAGATTCAGAGAGTAAAGAGCGACCTGGCGGCTATTGATGCACTGGATAGCAAGTACAAACTGAATGCGAAGGATGTATATGTGAGAACACTCGATATGTCCCAGGCTATGGCTGAGAATGCTCGTCTGATTAAGTTTGAAGAGCAGATGGAGGCAGACCGCAAGAGAAAAGCAGAGGAAGAGGAACGCCGGAGAGTCGAAGCAGAAGCCAGGGCCAAAGAAGCAGAGGAGCGCAGACGCCAGGAGGCTGAAAGAATCGCTGCGGAACGTGCGGAGAGAGAAAAAGCACTGGCAGAACAGCAGGCCCAGGAGGAAAGAGCTTCGGAATCTGGCTACAATGCACCTGTTCCGGATAAGACGGCCGATGTGCAGAGTGAGGAACCTGCAGAAAAGCCGGCCGAAAAAGAAGCTCTTCCGGAGGAGAAGAAATACAAGGCAACCTTCTATGCGATTGGCACACTCCAGCAGTTGAAGGATTTGCAGGAGTACATGAAAGAACATAATATCCAGTTCGGGAAGGCGGGTAAGTAGGATGAGTGATTTTGTGAAAGAATTGAATTTTGATGGCGATACCTTTAATGACATGAAGAGAGATATGAATTTCGTATTACAGAGACTACTCGGTAATATGCAGGAAAAGGAATGCCAGGAAGGAACGCTGACACTGAAACTGGATGTATCACTCGTGAGAGAGTATGTGCCGAATTACAATCCAAACATTCCAGGAGAAAGCAGAGAGATTGCGAAGCCAAAGTTCAGCCATAAGGTAACAAGCCAGATGAAAGTTGAAGATATGAAGAAGGGCAATCTGGATACCGAGATGGAACTGTTCTTGAATGAGGAGACCGGGGAGTACGAGATGCGGCCGGTAGCCGATACAACACAGAGAAGTATTTTCGATGCTGACTACAGAGATGTGACGGAACCGGGACCGGCAGGGATTGAGCCGGATAATGGTCCGGAGTACATCGAACATCCGGAACTTCCGGGAGAGGTAGCAGATGAACACGCCCTTCCTGGTCCGGTGGAAGAATACGAGGATGCAGACGAGAGCGTATATGACGATTCTACGGGCGATAACCCGGAAGATACACAATTTACTGATGAAACCGATTTAGACGGTGCAGGGGACGGTACAGAGATTACAAGTGGCACTGAGGAAGATGAAACCGACACCGAAGATGATGAGTATGGATATGATGAACCAGAGGAGGAAGAGTAAATGAATTTAAGAGATTTAGTAGGCAGAATGGCAATCAGAACAGATAAGGTGCGTGAGGTAATGCCATGGGAAATGGAACGTGCGTTTCGCTTAGATTTTATGGTTCCTGTACCGACTTTCGATAGAGAAAAGTATATGGACGAGCCAGTAAGAATCCTGGCAGTGGAAGGGAGCCAGGTTGTTATTGAGAAAGATGGAAAGAGAAAACTGTTGGAGAGAAGATACATTGATGAACGCTGGACGGATTATGAGAGACTTCTGCATCCGGAAGAGGAAGAGAAGGAAAAGGCTGAAAAGCTGATGAAGGAGTTCGAGGCAGCGGCGGAACCAGTTCCACACCTTGTTCGTTTCACCATTGAAAGCATTCACC